AACAAAATCAGGCTGAATAGCCCCCAACGCAGCAGCATAAGCACCGACCTTAAATATCCCTGCCGTAGTATTTTCAACCCGGATCCTGACGTAGGATGCGCCGGATGGAATGACATCGGTGATAACCGGAATGTTTATACCCGTAACCAGAGCAAGCTGCGATTTAGTAGAAATAACTGCACCAGAGGATGACATCCAGAAAATATGAAATTTTGCACCTGCATCCTGAAACCACGCCAGTACGGAAAAGGTTAGCTGGTCACCAACTCTTACCGGCAGACGAGTGAGGTCGTAATATTTATCTGCTGACCATATACCAGAATACTGAGCTACAGGAGTAGATAGCGGAATATTGGCGTCAGAAGTACTGAATGTAAGCGCGGCCCCCCGGTACCAGTCCCATGCACCGAATTTCGAATCAATAGCTGAATACTCATTGAACGCATCAAACAGGATATTGGCTCTACGTAGTGAAGAATAAGCTGGCATTTTCCGACCTGTTGCCGCCAACGCACCGACTACATTCATGACCTCTACAGCCAACACGCTATCGTCCGGGCTGCGGTAATACGTCGTAGAGCCCACCGGGATATTCGCGATGTCCGCCTGCGCCGCCGCAAGTGTCATGTACTGCTTACTGAGAGGGATGATGTTCTGCCGGATTTCATCATTCTTCGCCATCATCTGGCGCCAGGTATCGAGTGGTTTCCCTCCGCGGTCATCGACCGTATCCTCTGGCCCGTTCACCAGCCGATCGGCCCGTTTAACGTTATCCAGGAAAATTTCAGGCGTCGTCGTTCCCAAAGGCGGATTCAGTTCATCTGCTGCCATGGTTTTTGCTCCAAAAAGAGGCTTCGCCCAAACGAGGGTTTGAGCGAAAGAAAAGTTGAAAGGGATTTTTTGGTATTAAGCAGCGTCGCCGGGGTATGTGGCGTCGTCGTACAGGTAGTAAATTTCTTTATATTCAGGTGCAGTAATCTGACAGTTGCTGTCACCTGATGGGGCAACCTCCTGGACTATCCCATGCCGCGCCCCCTTTTCACTGTCGCAGAACAATAACTTCGGCAGATCAATTTCTGGGTCGTCCATAATCCAGTCGCCGGGATGCAGGTCGTCGTTGTACGGCACCGTCAGCGTGAAATCATCTACCCGTTGCGGCGTGAGCATTCGCGATGATGGTCGACCGTCCTGAAACTGTATCCAGCAGCGAGGATTCGCGTAGCTCCAGTCCAGTGGCTCCGTGACGTGCAGCGTGATTTCCTGGAAGTCGTAAATCATCGCGTCAATCAGGCAACTTTGGGTTTTCCCGGTTCGAATGTCGTCGGACAAAATGATGTGATCACCGAAGTCATGACACCATCCCAGCATCGAAGTCGTAGCCGTATACGTTCGGCGTTGGTGGAGATATTTCATTAACCGACGCATCCCGATACGCCAGGCGCGATCTGCAGTCATGGCAACATCAATGGTGTATGCCTCCGTTTTGCGCGGAAAAGGATTTTCCGGCGTCCGGCACTGTACGGTTTCCTCAGCCCAGGTCACAGGGTTGATATATTTCACATCCACGCCATCAAAATCATCCTCCGACGGGACCCTGAATGACGTCTGCATTTCCTCGACGGTATCCTGAGGTGTAATGATCCCTGTCCAGCTTTTGACGCCCTCTCTCCCGACAGAAAGCAACCCGTCAGACAGCAGAAAATACCCCATGCCAGCCTCGGCTATTTTGTCGAAAATATCCTTTGCTGACGTGCTGTCACTGCTTGCCTGGTGATCAAAATATTCTCCCCTTGGCGTCCAGTAGGTATCCTCCAGCGTACTGAGCGCCGCAATGTCGATCTGGTCGTCGCGATAACCCAGACTGCGGGCAAGATGCAGGAACGCACCGCTGATTGTCCTGTCACCACCGCCATCATAATTCCGCGTGGCGACAACACTCACACGCTTGTCTGACTGCGCCGCCAGCTGGCCGCCGGTTTCAACCGTGATCCCTATTGTTGATATCCCAGCGTAGGAGGTCGGACGGGAAAGCAAACGACCTCTGAGCGCCTGCCAGAACATGCTGTCTCTCGCGTTGTTGCTCCCCTGCTCGTTACGGCGGCGGCATCGAACCTCCACCAGCCCGGGAGAGGACAGATCAAAACGCTCTGTAAAACCGAGGCCATTAATGTTTTTAAGCGCGTAAACCCCTGGCTTACTCGTCCACCCTGATCCGGAACCATAAACGCGATACTGGATTTCATACTCGACATGGCGGACACGCTTATTCCCGTTGTTCTGGAACCCACAAATTCCGTTTGGGAAAGCAAAGTTGACCTCGAAGGCGTCCACAACTTCATTTTGCGGGCAGGCCAGAAAGGGGCCTAGCCAGGTTTCATTATCGTTAATACCAGACGCGGCAAAATCCACGACGGTACGGGTCATAAAGCCTGACCAGGTGCTGTCAACGACACCGTTAACCACACGCTGTACGGTCGCAAAGGGGCCATCAGTAGACGCTATCTGGTATTCGGTGCCACGGTGCGCCAGGGAAATCCGCTGGGTGCCTTCCGGCAATCCGGAAAAGGCAGTGCCAGAATCGTATGCCAGCGTCACGCTGGCTGTTACCGCAGGGCTTCCGCCGCTGGATGCTGTACCAACTGTAAATACCGGGCTGTCGCCAAATACTGACGCAGGCAGGAATGATGACGTAATGGAACCGCCACGCCAGGGGCTGGAGATCTCCACGATACGTATCACGCCGCCATCATCCTGAGCAATGAGCCCCGAACCAGTCAACCCGCCGTTAATCGCTGCGAGCAAGCCAGACATTGTGCCGTAGTTGGCGACCAGAGATATGGTATAGGTGATACCCTGCCAGGTCAGAGCAAAGGTCTGGCTGGTTGTCGTAAAGTCATACGTTGACGGCGAGGCACTGGCGCGTAATACCGCAGTCGCTCCCCCTGTTCCCGGAACGGCGTCCTGGTGAGGGGTATACGTGGCGATCTGCAGGTCATAGTCAGTACCGTTAAACGTTAGGGTGACAGGCATTCCGCTGAATGGCGCAATCTCTGACACGACGTCGCCTGTCAGCACGTTAAAACCGCCCTCGATGGATACCTGATAATTCACTGGCGCTTTCAGGGTGACAATTGCACCGGCGATCCAGCCAGGAGGCAGTTTGTTCTCATCCTCGTCTTCATCATTATCATCATCGACATCGAGACCCGAAAACGAGACAGAGGCACCGCTGACGGTCATGGCATCAGCAACGATATCACTGGCTTCAGGGGCAGTCTGAGCCATATCGAGGCCGCTGCCGCTCGACGTTCCCCCAACTTCTGTTGAGTTGAACCATATCTCACTGCGACGATCCCCGGCCACATTATCGCCAGGCCCATAGCTGGTATATGAAAAGCCCTCGCCTAAGGTCAGCGCCGGAGTTTCTCCTACCCGAAAATCCCCACCGGTATAGGAGAAACGCCCATATCCAAGGCAGACAAACATTTCGACCGTCATTCTGGTTGGATCAGCGGGGTCGAATCGCGTTACCGGCTGTACCAGGTAATCCGGGTAGATCCGATTTCGCCCGAAAGCCTCCCTAACGGGATCGCCAAGCTTCGCTGTGTTGGCTTTAGCTGGATTCAGATCCAGCGATGAAGCGTTACTGGATGAAAAGCCGCCCAGCTCTGGTTTAGGGGCAAAGAATAATGCATAGGCCGTAGACGCAATGGATACGGCCACCGAAACCCACGCGGCAATTTCAAGACCCGTGCCATACGGAATGGGATATATCCGCACGTCGCTGTCTGGCCGCAACAAACATAACGGCCATTCCGCCGGGGGGACTGCCTGGCCGTTCAGCTCGATCACGACAGGATGAGTTTTATCCTGTGAATAGCTCGGGACATTTCTGCTCATCCACTCATGCAGCGTAAGCACACCATGCTCGTGCGTTTCAAGGGGTTCACCCGGAAGCCGGGACGGGTAAAACTTTATCGTCATTGCCAGAACTCCACGCGGTTAAAGCGACGGATAAATCGCGACAGTGGCAGAAACGTAACCCCCGAGCCTGGATTGCATTCCGCGACCTGCAGCTGGTTATCGAGCATCACAACGATCCCGACATGGGAAACTGTTGAGCCCGAATAGCAAGCCACTCCGGCACCTTCACAGGGTTCACAACATTTCAGCGAAAGCATCAGCTTTCTCGCTTCCCGGTCGAGGCCCCCGCCGTCTTTGGTCACACCCGCAAAATCCGGCCATTCAGGTAGACCCAGGTCGCGACGTATCTCATTTACAATGCCGAAGCAGTCGAGTAGCGGGTAGGCTCTACCGCCCTTCTGCCATTTAACAGAACGGTATTTATCAGGATTAAACATATTTGCCTCAGGTTAGTAACGTAAGCCCGGATGTTCGGCGAGGTTGTAACGTTTACGGGGCCAGGCTGTTTTGAGGACATTCATATAGCCTGCCGTGACCTGAACTGCTGTCGGGGTCCAGGAGCCGGATTTGATATCGAGCGTATACGGTGATGATGCCGGAGCAGACAGATCGGATGAAATGTACCGCCGGAATGTCAGCGTGGCTGATTTCATTTCATCCAGAATTTTATCGATCGCCTCTGAAACCCGTCCGTCAATATTGCTGATAGCAAACTTTAAATCCTGTGTCCCGTCGGCGTTCCTGGCTGGTAAGGCGATATCTATCGCGCTGGCCTCAAACGTCACCGGCTGACCATTTTCCAGCGTCACTGAAACGTCATCCCAGCCACTGGTTAGCCAGTAGTTATCATCTCCTGCCGATATCTGCAGCGTATCGTGAATAACCTCCGATCCGCTGCTGGCATATAGCCGCTCAAGAATTGTCATGCTTCGGCCACTCTCTGTTTAGCGCAATATCCAGTAACGACTGGCCCGCCAGCCATTCCGGGTAATTTCCCCAGCCTGAAGGCGGTAACGGGCGCTCCCATAATTCCAGCGTTGCGCTGTACTGCCAGTATTTTGGCGCGACCAGCGTCGGCCCTTCGTAAATATCCACGAACCTGGCTTTATAGGGCTTTACCCCGACTGGAGTCTGGAGTTTCAGATAGAACCAGGACTGGCCATCTTTAAGCGCATCCCTGAAAAACGCCTCAAATACCTGCGCCAGAGCATCAGTTTTAAAAATCCATTTAACTGATGCCTGGGTGGGTGTTGAGGTATATCGCCTTCGTTGTTGAGCACGACCGGACGTCATCTCCGTTCGCAGTAAAGGTGATATGGGCTTAAACCCGTACCCGTCCATAAGCGGCATGGGCAGGTATTCATCCGGGTAGAAAATATCTGCCATGAATATTCCCTCCGGGCAGGTCTATCTTGGTTTTTTAGATTGGAGATTTGAATAAATAGCCCGACCGAATTTCTTCTGGGGGTTATTTACTTCGGCGGTTAAGGTGTTAACTATCCGCTGTTCCAGAGCGTCATTCCTTCGCTCAATTGCCTGCATCGTTATGTCATCCGGTTTACCGGTGAACGTACTTCTGGCATCTACGCTGACAGCAATTCGTGGCTGTGCCTGGATCTGGTTAGCCGCGTTCTGTACCGCCGGCGATTCCCGCCCAACAGCTTTGACCCCCAGCGAACCATCAGCGCCACGGGTAAGAGGCATGATGGCTTCCGGCCCGGCCTCGCCGAATACACCCGCCCCTTTCGCGAACGCAAAATATTGGGGAGTGCTGTAAACACCATTGCTGTAGGCAGAAAGTGACGGAGAATCGTAAACTCCTCCGAGAGCGTTGAATGAAAAATTAGCTCCCGCGCTTTGAATAGCGGTACCACTACTTACCGCACCGCTGGCACCGCCAAAAAGACTACCGAACAACCCACCCGCTCCGCCGCCAAATGACGCCATAATCGCTTTGGTGATCAACGCCTGTGTTGCCATCTGGATCAGCGTCTTAATCACCGTTTCACCCAGAGAGCTGAAGATATTCGACATACCATCTTTAAACGAAGTGGCGCCCGTCAGGACGCTGGTCAGGTTGTTCGAGATAGAGTTAGTAGTGGCATCCAGAATTTCGCTGGTTGCAGTAGCAGCCATTGAACTCAGATCAGAAGCCTGATCGGCATAGTTCATCAGGGAATCGCTGATCCCTGCCCGCCAGTCTGACTGCTGTTCATCGGTTTTTTTGTAATACTCCTCCTGAATATCCAGGCGTTCCGCAAGCGCTGCTTTAAGCGCTTCCGTTTGCTTTTTATACAGGTCTTCGGAAATCTGCCCACGACTGAAATCACGTTGTAAATCCCGCTGCTGCCTGAGAAAATCAGCGCGAATATCCGCCATTTCCTTCATTCGGTCACGGGCTTTATCCCCCTGTCCCGTGCCGAGGAAATCGATATTCCCCCTTTCCCGGGCGGCAGTATTACTGTCGGCCAGACCTTCGCGGAATGTTTTTAACTGTTCAGCGATATTTTTCTGATCAATAAGCGCCGCATTGTGCAGCAACGTTTCCTTTTTGGATTTTTCAAGCGAAGATAATTCCCCCTGAGTAACCTGATATTTCATCTTTGCCAGCTCAGTGTTTTGGCTGGAAAGAGCAATTTGCTCCCGTTGCTGTTTAATCAGCCGGGTATAGGTATCTTCGGTTTTCTCCGCCTCGGTTTTCCCATGCCTTCCTTTTGGCTTGGGTTTATTTTCCTGGTTGTTTCTCCATTCATTCAGGCCGTTATTAATCAACTCCTGCCGTCCGGTCTGAAACTGTGGGTCGTTAGTTAACCCCAGGTCATCCGCAGCATAACCCAGTCGTGCGCGCTCCTTGTCCTCACCTTTGAGTTTTGAAAGCGCCAGATCACGACGGCTTTTTTCCAGTGCAGCCGTTTGCTGGGTTGTCAGGTCTACCTGTGGTAAGCGTACTGGTGCGTTTACCAGCCCCTGTCGGGCCATGAGAAGATTATTTCCGAGACCCAGCAAACGGTTAAATTCAGTATGCTCACCGTTCATCATTAATAACGATTGATATGCTGAATTCTGTTCTGCAGCCTGCTGCCGGATTAATGCTATTCGCCTGTTCTCTATCCCTTCCAGTACCGACTGGATCGACTCAGACTTAGCCTGCATCTGAGCTAACCTCTCCTGTTCAACGGCCAGAGCGGAAGTCGCTTCTTCCAGACCACGGGTGACCGTTTCGACCGAAGTCAGGTGGTTTATCATGAAACCACCACTGGTTGTCGGGCCGGGGTTAGACAGGACATACTGATAGCCCGCGATCTCTTCCTTCAGGCTTTTTACTTTAGATGCCTGGGCATCAACAAGACGGTTTTGCTCCTCCAGCGCCTGACGGGTTTTGGTCTCATTATCAGAAACTTCGGGCAGGGACATTGATTTTGTCTTTTCACGGACAGCATCAATGGTGTTTGCATATTCCTGAGCGGATAATCTGGCCTGCTCCTGATTCTGGTACATCGTGTACCAGGCACCGACACCAAGCAAAACCAGCCCAGGAATACCGCCAACGAGGCCTAATGCTCCCCCCATGAGCCGGGAACCTACAGCAGTAACCGAGTTCAGTGCAGTCTGAGCGGATACTCTGGCCTGAATATTACGGTTAAGTGACTCCTGCGCCAGTGAGAGCCGTTTTTCTGCGGCGGCCTGCGCGTCTGTACCCCGCGCCGCTGCCAGTGCCTGCTGGGCACGATAAACTGCAGCACGCGCACGAGCTGTCGAAACCTGCGTCCCTCTGACCTGGGCTTCAGCTAAAGCTACTTCACTTTTTGCGGCGTTAATAATCCCAGCCGTTGCAGAGCTGGCACCAAGAGCCATATTTCCCAAATATCGGGCAGCACCAACGGCAACAAGCGCTCCGGCAGCAGTGGCGACCTGATCAATATTGTTGGCTACGCCATCAAGTAATCCGGTCAGGGTATTTGTCGCGCCACTCGCTTCATTAGCTCCACCGACCCATTGCATAAAAGCGTTTTCAACTTTTGTTGCCGACGATGAAACGGTCTGCGGCAACTCACCATATTCATTCCGGAGCTTACCAAGCTGGCTGATGAGGGCCGGAACTACTTTATCAATGGTTAACTGCCCCTGATCCGCCATAGATTTAAGGTCTTTACGCGCAACCCCCATCCCTGCAGCAAGCGCCCGTATAACCCTGTCGCCGCTCTCGTTGACGGCATTGAATTCTTCGCCTCTCAGCACGCCCTGCGCCAGAGCCTGGCTAAACTGAGTGATGACCGAGCTGGACTCCTGAGCATTCGCGCCAGAAAGTTTTAAACCAGTAGAAATAGCCTCAGTAATATCCAGCACCTGGCTGGAGCTGTAACCATATTCCCGCATTGAGGCTGCTGAACGGGAAAATAAATTAGCGTTGTCAGAAAAAGATGTGCCCGTTTTCTGGCTGATATCCATCAGCTGTTTTTGAGAGCTGGTAAAATCATCAGTTGATTGAGATGCCTGTTTTAGGCGGGCGTTTACTGAATTCCATTCATCAGCCAGGGATATCAAATGCCCCGTAGCAAAAGCACCAGCAAATGCCCCGGTTAATCCCAGTGCGGTAGCCTTTGCTGACTCCATCTGGTCAGTAAGCTCAGCAACAGAACGGCGAGTTTCCCGAACTGAAGCCGCAGCATGCCTGCCGCCATTCTGCATTGTTTTATAATAATCAGCCCCCATACGTGACGCGCGGGCTATCTCGGTCTGAAATGACTGAGAGTTAGCAGAAACTTTAATGATAAGTTCACGCAGGGTTGCCATTTCATTTCCTCAGAAACAAAAAACCCCACATTGTGGGGCTTTTTTATGATTTCAATATTATTAAATTAAACCAGCTTTTTTCCTTGCTTCTTCCAGATAATCTTTTTCTGGTTCCTCTTTTTTATGAGCAAGTGCAATCAGAAGATCAATTTGAGCACTTTGCTTTTCAGAGATTTCTTTAAGCATAGCGATCTGATCATTAGCTCTTACGCTTCCTCTGTTCAGGAAATACCAGATAACAAGATCAATAAGGCGAGCAAAAACAAATAATAATATCCAGCCAGTAGTAGTCATTTAAAGCACTCCGTGTGTCAAAAAAAACAACATAACACCTGTTATGAGTGGCATTCACACGAATTATTACTGGCTATGCTGACGCAGCCAGCAGCGCCGCTTCCAGCCCTGCAAAGGGATCGCCGCCGTCGTTTACTTCAACCTCTTCTGCGCTCCACTGAAGCTGAGCATCTTCAATGGTGACTTTACCGCCCTGCGCTCCGTAAACCGCAGATACCAGCTGAGCATTGAGAATATCGCCGCGAATATCGCCGATTGGGCTGATACGGTCGTATTCAGCCCACATCCTGAATTCGCCGACCGTCATGGTTTGTCGCAGTTCGCCCAGCGTGCGGCCCATCCGGAGCGCCAGCGCCATCAGGAACTGCATGCCAGGCATTTTTACTTTGCTTTAGCATCATCCGCGTCACGAATGAGATCAAGTGCCTGCTTCAACAGCCGGGAATGCACAGGGCCATAGATCGCTTCAACCTGTTCGGTGTCATCGACAGTAAAGACGGGCTGCAGGTCGGTATCCAGCAAAATATCGATGAAAAGCGTGACGTCGGCCCGCATCGTGCGAAAGGCTCGTTCTGCGGGAGTGAGTTCAGGTACCTCTGGTGCTTCTTGCCCTTCCGGTGGTTTTGGTGGTTCCGGGCTGGCAATCCCCTGCCAGCGAATCCAGGCTTCTGCTGATGGCTCACGAATGATTACTTTGGCGTTATCCCACTCCGGAACGGAGACTTCTTTTTTACGAAAGCCCGCCATCGGGGCAAGTGCCAGTGCTTTAAGACTCGGTTTTGACATTAAGTTTATCGCCGGTCTCCCGGCGCTCCGTTAATTGATAGTGACGGTGCAATCAGAAGAAGTGATCACAGTGCCATCGGCATCAGTAACCACGCAGGAATAAACACCGGCATCACCGGATACAGCGCTGGCTTTCGTAAACGTTGCGCTAGTCTGGCCGCTGACCGTCGTGGTGCCCTTTTTCCAGACGTAGGTATAAGGTGCCGTACCGCCCTGGACGACTACGCCCATAGTCAGGGAGCTTCCTGCCGCGACCGTCTGGGACGCCGGAAGGTCAGTAGCAAACGACATAACTCCTGGGGCATTAATATTGGTGGGTTTGCCTTTCAGACGTAGCGAGAACGTTGCAGCAACAACACCGTTGGTTTGAGAATCCCAGGTGTGCTGACGTACCTCAGCGCGCATCAGGAATCCATTACCAGACGGGAAAATAACCTTAAATCCATAAACCCCGTCGTTATCGTATGCTGCACGAAGTGCATCCTGCGCCGGATTGCGGTAGAAGTTACCGGAAAGTGACATTTCAGACGGAGCAGGAAGGCCGTTGATATTTTCCGTTTCATCCGAACACAGCACTGTCACGTCAATATCGTTTTTCTGACCAGCGGTAAAGCTGGCCTGTTTGATAGTGCAACTCAGGTTTAACCAGGTTGCCGTGTCCAGCTCTGCCGCTGTGACCGGCACAGAGGTAATCATTACTACCGTTTTTTGGGCACGTTCAAATAGTGCTGACATCGCAGCCTCCATAAATGAAAAAACCGCCAGCGGCGGTCGGATTGGATTGGTTTTTGTCAGGCAATAACCGTTATTTCGAGGGTTGCCCGATGAAGATGGGTTGTCGTATCGTAGCCAGGAATTTTTGTCACCTCGACAGGTGAAAGCACCTGCAGGCGAGCCAGGGCATCCAGGCGTAACGCCCGGGCTTCGTCATTCGTTTCAGCCCATACATCAACCTGAATGCGCAGTGTCGACTCTGCCTGGCCGCAGAAAACATCCCCGGCAACATCAGTCGGTATCGAGAAAATGATATAAGGCGCTGGAACATCTGGAAGTCCGTCGCTGCCCAGCGATACCACATACGGATAAACCCGCCCTTCTGCCAGCGGCGACAGCAGGTCATAGAGATCATCTTCTGTCATTTAGCCAGCACCTCATCGATAGCCTGATTCATCCGCTGCATCGCCACCTGCGCAGCCTCTTCCATGCGGGTATCAAAGGCAGGACGAACAAACGGATGTGCTGGCGCCGTAGATGTTCCCAGCTCCACGAAGCGCCAGTAAAACGCATTCCGCTTGTTGCTGGCCTTCATGGTGTTGTCGCTGTTCCCCGTTCGCGGGTTAACGCCACGAATATGCACCCCCGATGAGATTTCACCACGACGGCGGCTTTTCTGGGTGACGACAACAACGTTTTTCTTCAGTTTTCCGGTTTTCTCAGGAGCACGATCAATAACCTCCTGGCGGAGCAATTCGGCGCCAGCACGAGTCGACTCCCGGAGAACTTTATTATTTTCGGCCTTGCTGAGCGTTTGCAGATCGCGGGCGATATCCTGCAGCCCGGAAAAATCCAGATTCACATCAATCATTTTTCTGTCCCCTGTTTGCAGAGAATTTCCAGCCGGGTACCTTTGCTATCTGGCACCGGAGGCCCGGTGACATTCAATGTTACTCCTTTGTAGGGGCCGTTCAGGACAAGAAGCCGCGATGATGCCGAAATATCTTTTCGATATCGAACCCAGACACGAACGGTAGCATCCGCCCTTTCTGCTCCTGCTGTCAGGCTCTCTCGCCCACTGATTCCCTTAACCTCTGCCCAGATAGTGGCGCCGTCAGACCACTCTTCTGTTGGCTGACCACTCGGTGTTCGTGTAGTAATAAAATTACGGATGGTGATCCGATGCCGCATTGGTCCAATTTTCATCATCCCCTCCGGCTAAACACCCATTTGAATTCGCCAGGGATTCAGCAACCAGCGTGCGGGTCCTGGAATATCAGGACTCAGATCATCCCCGCGGTTTTCATACAACCAGCCCACGATAAGAAGAACCGCGCTCTGAATGGAGGGCGTGATGATAAGAGGACGATCGCCAGCGCTTTCATTCTCAACAGCACTATCCAGAGCAGCCTGGTCAGCGAAAAAGCGTCGGTTGAGAAACTGCATGGCAGCATCCTCCGCAGCGGCAAGATACCCCTCCACCATCGTTTTATCGATTTCATCATCCAGCCTGAGATGTTCCATGGCTGTTTCAGTGTTGATTACCGTCATAACCATTACCCTTTGGTTTCGGGGGCGCGGTTCATTTTGTTATCAGGGACTTCACCTACTATGGTCACCAGCCCGTTACCTTTGAGCTCGGCAGCACGTAAGCGAGAGACATGAAACGGATCATCAGCTGGCGTCCTGAAAATGTCGCCATCCATAAAACGCCGGACAGGCTGAACCTGAATAGTCCCGGACTCTGTGAGTTCTGGCGCCGCATTTACGCCGTCGGGTACAGACGGTTCAGCCACATTTTTTCTGGCCATCACTATCTCCTCAGAAAGAGAGGGCCGCTAAGCGGCCCTGAATTGTCAGCCGCCAGAAGCGGTTACAGTACCGGTGACAAATGCTTCCGGACGATAAACCGCTAACGCCAGACGCTCTTCCGCACGAATGGTGACCATGTTTTTAATAAAGTCATCTTCGTTCTCAGTGGAGAGCAGCACTTCGATATCCATGCGGTCGAAGATTTGCGCAGCCATGTTGAAGGCACCAGTCAGGAAGTTGTTCTGCGCCATGGCCTGTGTTTCCACAACAGGGAGACCCCAGATACGAGGAACACCACCATTGACCGGCTGCGCGATGATATAGCGACCTTCGTTATCTTTGGTCAGCTCGATGCCTGCCCAGTCAATCGGGTTCAGGACAAAACCAGACGCCGGATATTCCGCAAGAACGGCCTGAAGAACAGCCAGGCGAAGACGGTCGATCGGCGTGGCATTGGACAGGGTTAGGGCTGGCGCAAATTCTGTTGCCTGCGGCAGAATACCTAGGATATTCGCACCGGTGCCATCGCCGCTCAGCAGTTGCTGCTCTTCTTTGAAACGAAGACCATACTGAGAGCGGCCATTGATATAGCTGGCCAGACCGGGCGCATCGTCCAGGATCTGACGGGACGCTTTAAAGTAATGCGCTATAGTACGAACCGGCGCACTTTTCAGATCAAACCGAATGTCAGATTTTGGTTTCAGGGCACCTTCCGCCACAGCGGCAGCATTATTGGTAAACCCCGTTTCCTGAACGAATTCAATACCGTTAGATGCGGTAGTGCCGGGGATAAGCAGATTACGGATGGTCAGAGTACGTTCCGGCGGGGCGATAATGCCCTGAACACGATCGGAGACCACCAGGCTGTTGGTTGGGCTCACGCCTGTGCCCGTAGTGGCCGGCACGTTCATAATATCTTTCTGTTCCAGTTTGACGCGGATGCTCTTACGGGCCGAACTGTCCATACCTTTGAACTCTTCACTTTCGACCACCAGCTCACCGAGCGATTTTCGCTGTACAGGTGCATCGTTCGGGCGGCGTGCACCTTTTTGCTCCAGCTCAGTGAGACGTTCTTTCAGCTCGTTCATCTGATTAAGGCTTTCGTCCGTTCGTTGTTTCAGTTCCAGCGAAACGGTTTCTCCTGCCTCCATTTTTTTCTTCACGTCTTCGCCAAAGTTTTTGACCTGATCAATCACCATGGTGAGCTGAGAAGAGATTTCGCCAATACTTTGTGGCTGATCATCAGCCGATTTTTTCTGGTACATATAAATCCCTTAGAGAATTTTTGGGAGAGAAAACTGGCTCAGTTGCTGGCGCATCGCCGCAATAGCCGCTTTGGTTTCGCCGTCTTCGCCCCCGGACTCACTCCGGTCAAGCAGATAGGACAGTCCGCGGGAGGCGACCGCAGCGGACTGACTTTTCGAGAAACCTGCCTCTCGCAGGAACTTCTCAAATTCAGGTAAGGAAGGAAGATCACCGTGTGACAATTTCGACTTAATGACGTCGATGCGGGCATCGTCGTTGGCTGGTACGGTAACGATAGAGATTTCAACCAGGTCGAGCTTCGTTAATGTGCGGATCCGGGTTTTCTCATCGTAATTCGATTCCCGAACGTAATAGCCAATGGAAAGGCCCGTAATGGCACGGGTTTTCATGCCTCTCCATGCAGTTTTGGCGTAGGCGGCGTCGTCCAGCCACAAAGCACCTTCACCAAAAAGCCCATGCTTATCTTCTTTCAGGGTTGAGATATCCCAGTTCCCGATGGGTTCACCGGTGCGATGCTGCCAGAGAACAGGGAACGTCCTCCCCTTAGCCCGCGTTTCCTCGATGCTTTCGAGGAATGCGCCCGGCGCCACGACTTCGTTGTAGCTATCCACCACATCGAAGACAGAACCGTATCCAGAAAAAAGGCCGTCATCGTTGACAGCCTTAATATCGAAGTCGAATGCCTTTACTTTCATGGCTGCGTTTTTCCGGTACATTCCGGCGTCTCCTCTGATTTAATGCCAAGCCATTCCCGCAGTGCGTTTTTGGCTGATTCACTGTCGCCGGACTTGCCAAGCTGATCTATCGGCAGCAGGTTGGATTGAACGGTTAGTTGGTCAGCGCCAGGTTTTGGCTGAAGGTTTTCTTTTTGCCGTGCTTCATTGCGGGTCATCAGACCGTTCTGGGTCATCGTTGAGTAAAAAGCGGCACGGGCGGCGCTGTCAGCACGTAAGAGACCTTCGATGGAAAACTCTGCGAAGTACTTATTTCTTTCTCCCGGCGCCAGGAGACTTTTACGAATCGCCTGCTCAATACGGGTCAGCCATGGACGAAGTGAAAACGTTAAAAAGCCAATCAGCATCTGTTCGACGCCACTTCCCCACATCGTCTGCCCCTGGGCGGTATGTCCAATCAACCCCGGCCATACTCTGAACCACCGACAAATCTCTTCGATATTGAAGGCTCTGGACTGCAGCATCTGGGCGTCTTCCGGGTTGAGGTCAACAGGCTGAAACTTCATTCCCGCTTCAAGAACCATCATTTTCCCGGTATTCATGGATCCAGAAAATTGTTCAACCATGCTTTCACGTACTTCATTGCGCTGCTCTTTTTTCAGGATCTGATCCATTGAGAGAACGCCGCTGGGCCGCATACCGTTTTTAAAAACTTTGGCGCTGGCTTCATCTGTTGCCATTGCCAGACCAAGTGTCTGTCGGGCATAACTGACAGGTGACAGGCCCATGACACCATTGGTGCTGAACGCACGGATGTGCATGATGTCCCGTTCATCAATGTTTCGGGATGTACCTGAAGGCCAGTCACGGTAGGTATAAATTGGATCTCCGCTCTTGCTTAAATCAACCTTCATCCTTTCTGGCCTGAGAGGCACCAGCGAGGTAATACGCTTTCCGGTTCGATCGATTTCTGCATAAGCATTCCCCCACAAAAGCAGGCTGGCCATGATCATTTCCCAGAACTCCACTGCAGTCATATCAGCATTGGGTTGATTATGGAGGAGCTCATAAAGCGGGTGATCATTTGCATTCTGGCGACCGCCAGCCGTTTTTTCGTAAAAACCAACAGGCAACGTCGCGATGGTTTCGGATAACAGCCTTACACATGACCACACTGCCGATAACTGCAGGGCTTTATCAACCGTAACGGATTTCCCTGCTGCGGACTGCCCACCAGCATAAGCAGCCCAGAATTCACCGTCGGTAAGGGAGATGGGTACGCCGAGCCACCGGCGAACGGCGCTTTTTATCCGGCCTGGCTTCTTCTCTTTATTCATGGTGACTCACACAATGATGGGATTACTGAAAAAGTCGTCGATATCGCCAGAATCATCCTCATAGCCTTCGGAGGCACCGATTGCCATAGCACCTGCTACAATGCCGTCGATACGCCCGGTACTTTTTTTCTTGGCAAAAATTCGGTTTTCTTTCTGATCAGCCTCCGTCACTGCTGAAGCCGCATTCCAGCGAAGACAAGGGTTCGTCCTGATGATAATGACGCTGTCATCAAGCAACTCTTCAAACAATTCGATGGAGTGAGGCATCCACAGCCCGGAATCTTTCGCTTTGTAGTACCCTTGCCCATGAGGGATTAAGGGAACAGAAACAGATGCTTCCTCAAGCTCCGGCTCAAGATATTTAATGCGATACTGGTCGAAGGCGATGGCCTTGATATCAAACTTCTCCGTCAGATCGGCAATACGCTGGGCAACAAAGCCGTATTTCACCGCTTTGCCTGGCGTAGTGTGGATGTGACCATCGCGCTCCCAGGCGTCATAAGGCACCCGGTCCGTTTTAGCCCGTTCGAGCAAGGTATCTTTGGGTGTCCAGAACTCCACCAGCAACTTGCGTTGTTTTGGAAAAAACAGCGCCAGGGCAGTCAAGTCACGGGATCCGGACAAGTCCAGGCCACCGTAGCATTCCTCACCCTCCAGCTCATCTGGATCAAAGTTTTCCTCACATCCCATCCAGACATCACTGCTCATCCACGGGTTAGCCGCGTCAACCCACTGACAGAAGTTGAGACGCCTGACAATACTCTCTTTCGAAGGCATCCCCCGGGCTTGAGTCACCTGCTCACGAAGATAGCTTTCTTCAAAGGTGTGACCCAGCGAGGGGTTAGCCTTTTTCCAGCAGGACTCATCCTTGAAAGGATCGTCACCTTCATCCAGTGAACAAATAAAGGCGAAAAAACTGTCATCTTCTATCGAACCGGCAGATACCTTTCTACCGTATTCGTGATAGTCATAGCAGACGCTGGTTTTATCGTGTCCACTGTTCGTGATCATAAAAATGAGTGCCTGCCGGCGACCTTTAGTGCCGGCGCGCATCATTTCAACAACCTGATTGCTTTTATGCTCGTGAACTTCATCAATAAGAGCGCAATGTGGTCGTGGACCCGACTGTCCGTCATCTGAACTAATTGGGCGAAAGAATGAACCAGCCTGAAGAAAAGCCAGGTTCCACTCTTTTCCGGCGCCGCCAGATTTCTGTATGCGTGCGGAAAGAGCCGGAGACTGATCGACCATCGCCACCGCATCACGAAAGAGGACCATTGCCTGGTCTTTTTTCGTTGCAGCAGCATAAACTTCAGCACGAGGTTCTTTATCTGCAGTGAGACAGTAAAGACCTATCCCGGCAGAAAGGGGGGATTTTCCAGATCCTTTTCCTGATTCCACGTAAACCATTCGGAACCGGCGAAAACCTCTGGCATTTTTCCAGCCAAAAATCGAACCGACGATGAAACACTGCCATGGAAGCAGAACAAAAGGCGCACCTTCAAAATCGCCCCCGTTAAGCTTGAGGACTTTCGCAAAATAATCAATGGAGCGCTGTGCTGCCTCAACATCCCAATGGAGCCCTCGTGCATGGCAAGATTCAAGATCCCTGAGGTGTCTCTGGCAGGCATTTCGAATGTCAGGACCGGCCAGTTCTTTTCCAGAGGTTACATCCTTTGCATACTGCGTTGCCGGATCAACCGAAGAACTTGTCGAGCGTGTCTTCTTCGGGGGTTTCGCCATTCACTTTCACCTTCGTCCTTGCCGCTGGTGTCAGACCGAATTCAACCAGGTAACTTTTAAAACGACGGTCAGCATCAGCCAGCATTGAAACTGCCGGGTTGGCCTTTATCAGAAAACCACCCTCGGTCTGGACGGTATAAGTTCTGCCCTCTACAGCGATGGTGTCGCGCAGTTGCAGGATATCGGCATAAATATCGCAAAGCCTTTCAAGAGCTAAAGTATCTGCAACGGTGAGAACACCCATACCATCGAGAAGTACAGTCAGCCGACCCCATGCCACTTTACCCCAGTCGGTAAGATGAGCTGGGGGGCCTGGAATTTCTTTAGCTGGCGTGGGTTCTTTATCGTTGAGTTTTCGTTTGCCCGGGTTGCCGGTAACCACTTTGAGGTGGGTCGGTTTCGGGCGTCGTCCTGCCATCGGAACCTCCCGGAAAAAAACTTTTCATTTCGCGGTTGTGCACAAAAAGGACTGGCGGCGGTCATTTGGGTTCGAGGTTCTGAACTTTTGACCCGCCCCTCCCCCTCAGATGAGAATTGATATCATTTTAATGCTAATGATTTCAAATGGAAATCACTTTTTAATTGTATTGATAATGGTTATCACTTAAACCAATGGGAAGTCGGGTCCAGTGGCATCCCATTTTCATCGCAGCCAATCAGGATGCCACGCTTCTCCATTCGCTGCTTCGTTGAGTCGTGGTGCTGCTTACACAGCCCTTGCCAGTTCTTCCGGCTCCAGAAAAGCTTTTGCGCCTTCGCTATTGCCTGGCTGTCACCAGAGCGCAGAGCCTCTTTCAGTTTGTGCGGGATGATGTGGTCAACCACCGTTGCCGCTGTCACCCTGCCTTGCTCCTGGCACATGACGCACAAAGGGTGCGTACGAAGGAATGTGAGGCGCTCACGGTCCCACTTGCTGCCGTAGATGCGGGGCTCTTTGTTCATGCTCTGGTCCTATTGCTTGGATGGGCGTACGATCCTCTCCTGACCGAACAGCGTCTGCCGCTTAACCGCGCCGAACTCGACAGTGAAATGAGCATGACTATCGCGCACGACGGCAATCACCTCGCCTTTATCATCGTCAGCTAAAAAAGTGCTTTACCTCAACACCATTGAGATAAACCGAGATACGTTCGCGACCCGGTTCGATGTACTCGCCAGGATCGTCATCAAGAACTGTGAGGTGCATATTGAATCAGTCAGTGAGAGTAATGCATTCGTGATACGCCGGTTGCGGCATGATCGGACAGGAACCGTTGCTGAAGCTCGCCCCAGTCCGGTTTTGCCATGGATTATTCCTATTTAACGTGAGGGAGAAAAAGGAATTACTGACTCTCCATAAAATATTCACTTTTATGTTTTGAAATTAAGGCTCTTTAGTTCAGGAGTTATTATGAAAAGAATTATGCTTGCTGTTTTTGTTATCTGTGGTGCGCTGTCTCTTTCAGGATGTATTTTGCCTCCGGGAGGTCCTGGCGGTGGGCATGGTGGAGGTCCAGGTGGCGGATTCTCACATGGTCCGGGTTTGCGTTAATAACAGCAGGCCCTTTTCAGGGCCTATTCGTATCAGGTGGTATCAGTCGATACCTCCTTTCCTGAACGAAAACGATACTTCCATAGGCACCAACCGTAATGCCTTAGCTGGCCTGCTCAGCGCCGGTATCAAACAGCGCCAGCGCTTCGGTCGCTTCCTGAATCGCTTTACGGGTCTTCGAGACAATCTCGCTTTCCGTGTAAACACGATCGAAAGAGTCAGCGAATAGCTCAGCTTTCAGATAGCTATCACCAACCCAGTCAATGGCCAGCTTGGCCGCTGCGGTGTCGTAGTTAACTTTCTTGATGATATCCAGGCGGATTTGCTCGGATGTGGTGATCTCTGACATGTCTTACCTCTTTGAAAAATAATACATGCAGAAAGGCCCTGTATTAACAGGGCCTTTTATCGTCAAACTTTAGGGAACCAACGCTACAAGCCAGGTAAAGTAATGACACCCTGACTTTATACTAAAAAGCGACTCATATTAGAGCTATTGGTGATCATCCATAAAACCAGCCTGCGACACCAAGGAACATGGCTGACAGAAAACAACAAATTGCAGTTTTATGCATCAATACACCGTAAAAGGCGCAAGATATCACGACAAGAAGTACAATAAGGACAGGCCACATACTAAACAAAAGAATAGCATATGACTCCGAATTATTATAAATATTATTTTGCACTAGCATCATAATCCTTCTACGGTGTTTGAAAGCATTGCAATGATGCCAATTTTAAATTCCAACAGCGAATTTATAATAAATAGAAACCATCAAACTAACGAAAAATCTCTCTTACCAAAAAAAATCATCACCAAGAAGATTCAACTACAACCCAAATATTCAACCCGTGTATATAACGCTGCACCGGAACACAAACAAATACACCTTCATTTAAACTTACTGACTTTATTATACTACCCGCAGGAGGAAAAACATCCCCACTCCCAGGCAACTTGTTAATTTGTTCAGTACCATATCGATAATACTCTGGAAGTTGTGGAAGTTTGCACTCAGTCATAATTAGCAGCTCATTTTATAAGAACTCAATGTAGCATGTATGATGAACTAAAAAAACCACATTGCAAACAATATATTTCGTTAAAGTGAAAAACATTGCTTCGCGAGGAGATTTTTTTTGTTCACAGCTTCTCTTACCCTCTAAATTCCCTAAGGTTTTACCTAATATCTTAATTTTGAAATGGTAGAAATATTATGAAAGTTACAGACGTACAATCCATGAAGCATACACTCGCTAAGCTTGTTAAATCAGAAACACATTCTACACTTACTTATGACTTTGCTCTGCCATGACAAAGTCTACTGTTCTACCCGTGAGCTCAGGGGTGAGCCACTTCCTGTAGTGTCTGACCTTCCATTTTTTCTCAAAACCAGTAGAAAAACATCCCGCAATCTGACTAAACTCCGACATTGGCTGCCCCTGCAGCACCCCGTCAATTTGTCGGATTTACTCCACGGGTTTTTTTATAACCTGAAACTGCTGGACAAAAGGCTCCAAGAACTAAGCCCACCAGCAGCACATTTACAGAGTATCCAGAAACAAGATACCTAAAAGTTGCTATCTACTTCGAACATATAAGGAGCGTATAATGATTAGTTATATTCAAACCTGAGTTCATCAAGCCTTAATGGTTTTCTTATAAAAGTCTTTTTACATTCGATAATGAGTATCTGCCCCTCGCACAATGAGCAAAATACGGGAGAGAATTTATAGGAATCACCATATCCACCGGTGTGATTATTAACCGCATGAAGAGTGTAGTCAATCTTGCTGTCTCTGACAAGATTGATATGCCCGGCATCCCGTTCACCTTGTAAAATATACTTACCTTGCTTATCTCTTATACCATGAGAGAGAGTCCCCACTCCTTTATTAAAATCATAGATGAAAATCTTATCTCTACCATCGGATACAAGTACTTCCAATGTCAGTTTGTCACCTGTAGCTGGATCAGACATTCTTGCATAACATTTTCTAATCACAACCCACCTACTCATTTTTGGGTAGAATATAAGCAAGGCAGGGACTGAATTCAACAAGAAAATAACCTATCGAGCTATCGCTTTATAATAAGCCTGCCAGCGGTACTTATCCAATCTAAGTTGCCGCAAGCACTGAGTGCTTTCAATATCAGCCTGCAGATCTTCGTCGCTGTCCTTCGCGGAGTCACTTGCTTTGCACGGCGGGCTCATCAAATCCGGGGATGGAGTTGGCAGCATCAATGGCGCGCTGACGCAGCTGCACAGCATCATCATCAAACCTGCATACAATACGATTCGGAGACTGAACATATTTCACCACGTCACGGGTTATTGTTTTGTATATGACCTTACCCGCTTCGTTAGCAGTAGCGGCCTTTTCCTCTACAGACTTAATGGTACTCTCGGCCTTCGCTCTCTTCTTTGAAGCCTGAGCCTTGATGTGATCCGCGTGAGAACTCCAGCCTGAGCGCCACGAAATCACGTTGGAGGCCAGCAGGATTGTTATAGCGATGATAACGGCGGTTAAGCGATTCATCTTTGCTCCCATAAACAAACTTCACGCTCAACTTCCCTCCGGGTAATAAGTCCTTTCCACTGCTTACCTTTGGCATAGGTCCAGCGGCGCAGTTGATCACATGCACCTTTCTGGTCCCCCTTGTTGATTTTGTGAAGCAGAGTTGAGGTCTGGAAGTTCCCGGCACCGACGTTATAGGCAAATGAGTACAGAGCCCCACGCATTGTTTCTGGGATCGGTTTTTTGATGTAAGGGTTGATCTGCCTGGCGACGGTATTCAGGTCTTTATTTAGTAGCGCCCGACACTCTGCCTCGGTATAGGTTTTGCCGAGCATGATGTCTTGACCTGTGTGGCCGTAACAAACCGTCCAGACACCTACCACATCCTGATAAGGGTCGTATCGCACTCCCTCAAGCCCATCATTACCCGTCGGGCCAGTAATGAGTGCAGAGGCAATCGCAAAGGCTCCACCGCCGACTGCAGCAAGAACGCTTTTACGTAGTGTCGGAGACATTATTCACCTCGCACAGCTCTTCGCCGGTCTTCTTTAATTTTGAAATACAGATTCGTCAGGTATGTCAGCAAACCAAATACCAGACTTCCCAGAACACCAATAGCGGCCCACTGGGATGGGGATACTTTGTCGAGCAATTGCAACATCCAGAACCCCGCGTTACCTGCGGACGTTCCGTAGGCAATACCTGTTGTTAGCTTGTCCATTCGATACATACTCCACCTCCGGATTAACGGGGTGCTTTGTGCGTGTAGGGGGTCAGGCCCATCGGGCTGATTTAACAACGAGCCGTATCGATGGTGATTCCCGTGAGCCTGAAATGAAAAAGGCCACGCAAATGCGCAGCCTTTGAATAGATCCGCTGGAAAAGAACAGCCCACGCGTTAACGTGGGCTTGAGGTGAAGTTGTGGTGCCGGGTGCTTCCCGGTAAGTCGTTGGTCAGTCACCGTGACTCGCGCTGAGGATTCGCTTCTAACTGTTTACGCCCCTCCGCTAGGGGGATTCACCACCAATAAAACTTAACATCTCAATAACGTCTCTTCAATGCCATGCGTCGCTATGACCTAATTTTTCGGCGCAAAGCATCCTGCTGTTCCGCTTCTTATTGCTTTGAGCCTCACTCCGTTGAAGGGGAAAGGAGTTCCTGCAAATGAATCCATCGCCTTCCTTGTTTTGATGATTTATTTGGGCAGATTACGAGCAAAAAAAACCCGCTCAGAGAAGCGGGAAGAAGGTTGGCAACCAAGACTGTAACGAAAAGAAGGTGCACCTAATAGTCCGAGCTACCGATTTACCAGGAAGCATTCACTTTTGCCGTTACGTTCTATAAACATAGAAGGGCAACCGCAAAAGTAAACCCACTATGAAATATTCAATATGCTTAGTGACAGTGTGGTGCCGGGTGCCTCCCGGTGAGCATGCCCCAGTCGGCATGGCCCGCGCTGCATTTACAGGTTTCTGTAACTGACTGGTCGCCCCTCCGCATAGGGGGATTCACCACCTCAATAATTTATGATGCAAACATTCAAAGTGTCAATATCTGACCATACCGCCAGCGCCTCTGCCATAATATAAGCCAACAACGCCCACTTAAATTGTATGCATTCTAATACTTAAAGCTATTGCGAAGCCCTGACTCAATGTAGCACTCACTGATATCAGGTAAATACGAGGTAAGTAAAATGCTATCTACTGATAACCAAAGAATTTCAGAGATTTTTGAACGTTTGGCAGAAATAGCAGCTAAAACTGCTGAATTAACAAGCAACCCTAATCTATCCCCTGCTCAAAAGCAGGCAGCATGTGACAGTTACTTTAGCGAACATGATCAGTTAACAACCGAAGCCCTAGAGATCTTCAAAAAAATCACTAAAAATCCTCGGTGAATGCTGAAGCATGTGAGATTGCGTATGCAATACGACGATATGACAGGGGTATTGATGCAGCGCATCTCGCGAATACCCCTGTCGTATCGCCGGAAAGCAAAAACCCCGCACGGGCGGGGTTTTCGTTATATTCAGATTGTCGCTTTTTGTCGCTGCCGAGTGGCGCAGCTCTGCCAAGCATGAAGGAATTATCTAACTTTCTGGCCCATTTTCAATACCAAAAAGGCAACATAGCACTTTTTGCTAATCCGCGTGAATCGCCTTATGAACAGAAAGGAAAGCTTTTGCTCTGAATATTTCAAGACACCAGCGCACTCTTTTCCGGGCCTCACTGTCTGTTAACCATGGCGCCACCAGCTGTATTTCCCGTGTTATGTCTGAGATTTTTTTGCGGGTGGTGTAATAGTTAACGCCAACGAGATAAACAGGATCACCCGTTTCAAATATCGCCAGTACACATCGTTCAACAAATTCAACATCATCCTCAGTGATCGCAGCGTCAATGGCGACAGTTGCAGGTTTTGGCCACAAAATGGCATGCGCCCTGCTTAGTGCCTGCCGCCCGCGATAGCCTTCACTCCTTGCCTGCTCGATTGCTGCCGTAAAGCGCTCTAGTGCTCTATCTGACCAGTGATCACCCTTCATACCTCGCCAGCATGAATGTCCTGATGGTTTGCGCGGGGCCGCACCTCCCCTCATACCTTCTCCCCATACAGTAAGCAGAGATTTTATCCAGGCGGACTGAATGCCATTAAGGGGAGTGAATCGGCCCAGCCAGCTTTTGCGCGGGGCGGCGGCCACTTTTTCTAATCCTGCACGGTGTAGACGGCGTTGACGTGGTGTCATTCTGTTCTTCTCCTTACTACGCCAGAACGCCGAGCGCGTATGCCCGGTCCAGCAATTTAATAATTAATACCGGCTGGGTGCCGTATTCACGCTCAAAAGCGGCAGGGTCATGGTGCAAAGTGCGGTGGTGCTTGCGGCATAATGGGATCGTAAAAATATCGTGGGCCTTGGTGCCTACGCCGCCCTGCCCCCAGCCAATAAGATGATGTGCATCATCTGCAGGCTGCCCACAGCACATACACGGCTGTTTTTTAACCCATGAGATAAAGTCAGCTGATAACCATCGGCTCCGCTTAGGTCTCGCGAATAGTGTCGCCGGTGCAACAGGATCGACGTTCACTGGAACCAGAGGTTTGCCCGGCGTTGTTTTTGCCGTTGGCCTGATTGCTTTTTCGAGACGGAGAGAAAGAATGCTGGTGGCCGGTACCGACGGAACAATCTCACTCTCCCTGTAAACCGATTTAATCCCATCGTCTTTAATACGCAGGGATCGGCGCGCCATTTCTTCTGTAATTTCATCGCCAATCCCGGCGCCTACCGCCCACCAGCATAACTCTGCCAGTGACAATGAGCGCTGAGCGTCCAGACCAAGCGCGATGCGGGCAGTGTCGATTACCCAGTCAGCGTTATTAACACCTACCAGTTGATCGAGGGTTTGTTCCGTTTGGTTTTTCAGCTCATTATCACAGTGCCAGCATGCGATTATTACACCCGTCGAATGGCGAAACGGGACGAGCTCATGGTGATGGTAATCGGAATGTGTCCACTGACAGTTTTTAACCTGCCGGCGCAACCATGACTCTAAAGCACTAACACCACCAGCCGCAGTGATAACTGCCTTCTTCATGAAAAATGGTCTGAGCCCCATATCATCCCGCAACGGCTGCCGGGCATTAGGAAGACGCCCGCTGGGTATCTTTTTCATGCTTGCCGGCGGTATTTCAACAAGAACCCGGCCGGCACCGAATAACGGCATTAATTCACTACCCGGCTTAAGCAGCACAATTCCAAGATGGCGTGCAATATCCACGTTAAGCAAAGCTCGCATCAGTCCCTCCACATCTTCTGTATGTAGGTCCTGTCAATCCGTGGCGGCTTCTTCGATTCCGGCAACAACACGCGGATCTCCCACGATGCAAAGTCTCTGGATAAGCTCTTCTCAACCACACAGTTATTTTTACGGTATCGCTCCACCAGCTCTGTAGCCTCAGCCTCTGAAAGCTGCTCGTGTAAAAACCAACTTTTCTTCATGGCTGATCACCGAACAGTCGCAAAAACTCAATCGCTCTTTCCCGCGCTCCGGGTTCTTCAGCGATCATTTCCTGCAGCAGCTGCACGGCGAGCATAGGCTCCTTTCGCCCGATGATGGAAATTCCTCTGGAGACACGGCGAGAGAGTTTTATAAAATTTTTTCTCTCTAACGCACGCAGATGCAACAGGACAGCATTAGACGAGCTAACGCCGAGCATATCGGCCAGCTCAGATAGCGTAGGTGGGTAGCCATGCTGATTGATGTAGGCCACCAGCAGATCGAAAACTTCCTGCTGGCGAAAAGTTAGTTTTGAAGACGAAAGCAAACCGGCGCTCGATGAAGGAGCACCAGTCTGATGGGATTTTGATACTTCGGGGGTTTGCGTCATGGTTTCTCTCCGCGACGCAGCAGGTATAGGTTGTTCAGGCCTATGACGGGATTGTAACAGAACCAGGGGGAACCTGGTAACCAACGCCAGACTTAGCCTTTTCAATCATCTGTGAAAATAGAGAGAGAGTCCCCACGATCTCATCCGGCTGCAAAGGCATAAACGAAACAGTATCGCCGCGCCGGTACATCAGAGCGCGCTCACACACAGGAAAGGATGTCAGACGAGCAACGATCACCCCATCGTCGCATCTGATAATTGCATAGCCGGTGTTCGGCATTTCTTGTTTTTTACTCACAGCCAAATCCTCAAAATAAACCAGGCAAGCCACTGGACCTCAACTTAACAAAACCAGTCATCAGCGCTTTCCCAGGTGTCCTGCAGGATTTCCTCAATACGTTTTTTATCTCCGTCCATTCCACCAAGCACGGTCAAACCATCGGAGCTGGCCCGACGAATCACAAGACTGCAGTTATTAAAGTTTTGATCCAATCGCCGCAGTAGCTCCTTCTCCAGAGCAGGCACAGCGCCATCCGGCAATTTTTTTTGGCGATCAATTGTGATTTCCACTTTCATAACTAGCTCCTCACGCAAGTACTGTATAAATAAACAGTATACTCGTTAGGTGAAATGTTCAAGCGTTTAATGCCACTTTTCGCTAACCCATGCTCATGTTTAGATTGATCTTTTCTCCACAAAGTACGAAATCCGCTATCACAGGGATACAGTCATTTTTGTAGTGATCAACACCGTTGATGAGAAACGTTGCTACCTCTGGCGTTCCAGATTCCGCTCTTGGCACAGAGCGGACAATCTGAATGGGATGAAGGTCTGCTTCGAGCGAGGAGCGGACATATGATGTTTAGAAACCGCGCGATTTGCAGTTAAGCAATCTAAGTTACTGAGGTACCATAGTTGGAACTGCTGGTCGGTTTGTGTGAAACACCATCATTATCACTATAAGGAAATGAAAGTTGAAATGAATACTAAACTTTTAGCCTATTTAAACAATGAGTTACATGGAGTGTGGATAAATAGTGAAAATCGTAATATCCACATAATACTTAAATCAAGCATTCCTATAATTAAATCCGTCTGGTCAGGGGCACCTATCCATCTTTTGGTAGGTTTATCTACTAAAAAAAATATACTAGTGATCGGGATGTTGATTGAAGATAATGTCGATAATCCATTTTTACTGGCCTATCCACCAAGAGAGGAAGATGAAATCAAAGGGCTGGATTTGTTATTATCAGGTGATTATGATGGTATTCAATTAACATTTTTTGACTCGCATACAATGCGTGTTATGGATCTAAAAATCAAAGTCTCGGAAAATTTACCGGATAAACATTTAAAAAAATTTCATACTAATTCCTATTCTCTCAATTCAGGATTTAGGGAAGGCAATGAAGCAATGGATGAATTTTGCCACAATGCTTTGACTGGTAACGAGAAAATAATCAGTCTGCCACTAAGTGTAATTGATAAAAAATCTTACCTTGCAAGTGTTCATGAACCAAACGATACCGAATTAACATATGAATTTAGCACCAGCAAAAACGGCTCTGAGGGATATGAGCAGGAAGCTCTTATAAATCATGCTTTGCGGCAGATTTTTTCACATGAAGAAGTGTTTTTTTCTCCCGATGTTATTGAAGGTAATAAAAAAAGAGAACTAGTTGATATTCTTGTTGTAGAAAATGACTACGTATTATCTATACAGTCTAAAGCATCATCATTGATTGAAATGGGATTAAAATCTCATGAGAAGCTTTGTAGCATGTATAAGAAAAAAGCATTGCAAGGTATCGATCAGGTTAAAGGAGTTATCCCAATTCTAAATAATGATGTAGTTATTAATCATGGCGGGATGGAATATTTAATAAAGCGAAGAAGGGGTATTTATCATTTAGTGATAATCTCAGATCTTGTTTTAGGGAAAGAAGATGCTGAAAAGATTTATGACGAAATTAGCAACATTAAAGAGTCAAAAGGGGCGAGAGTTTTAGTTATGAGTCTTGATGGTCTTGTAAATTTTATAAAACTATCAAGATTAAATAAAAGAATGTTTTGGGCAATGCTGGAGACTAAATACAAGTTCAGCATAAAAAACCGTACAATTTTAATTAGAGACATCGACTCTAGCCAAGAGAATAATCTACCATTACTTGCCACTGATCAATACCTATCACTTCTTCGAGGTAAGGGAAAATTAAAATAAATTATATCAATGATACCGTTGCCACGTATCGAGACTGGCTTATGAACTGCACAAAAGGGTTTTCCAGCAGCTTTGCGACCGCAACTACACATCGATGCCGGATTGTGCCTGCAATTATGCAGCTGGCCGCGTACTCGGCTAAGAGGATCTGCTTGCACTGGACAAAATAACCCGAACGTCCAAAGAGCGCGCAGTTTCATGTCAAAAAATAAACAGCTTGTCTGCTCCTGGCACTAAGTGGTCAGGCTCAAGGAACATGACGTCTGCTAAGAGCGAGGAACGGACATTACTTAGATCATTCTGTGTGAATCAACAGGGAGCAGATCAGTCTGCGCCGCAGGTACTGACTATGAGTCGTTATGCTGACAAGGAGGTACTCGCGGCACTACCAAACTACGGCATTCGGCGCCATGATCGCTCCCAATTGTAACGAACGAGAGGCGATCATTTGCGATGGCATTTACAAGAGGATGCGATAATCTCAAATTCCTAAAATATCCTCTTCCCTTCGGCTAGGAAACCCATACGTAAAACCTAAATTTACAATGTGTTTTTGGGGCTATGCTGATCTATCAAATAAATCAAATCCTCACAATGTAATTTGCATCGAATAAGCTCCCTGATTGGAACACTGTAAAAATGGGCTTTATCCGTACGCACAGCATTGATCGGAGCCAGCATTATTTCCAACTCTCGTTTGTCTTGCGCAAGATGACTGAAGGCTGCCCACGCGTCTCTCCATAGCATTAATTGACCAAGCTGGCCCAGATATAGGCCATCAAAGATTCCTAAAATCTGGTCTCGTGGAGTATATTTGTAGCGCGCATTAGACTTAACGACATTTCCCTGCACCTTCTTAAAAGCAGCGCCTCCAAGAGCCTGCTCAATCTTTGCCTGAACAGCCACACCAAAAGTTTTTTCGTAAATGTATCGCACATAGGAGCGAAGGCTGATTTCAGCACTTTCAATTAAACTCCAGATGGCATCGTGCGTGGGGCCATCATTCATGTCATTGTGGGGGGCGGGTGGAACTTCATCGACAAAAATATACTCTTTTATATAACCCCAATATACTTCATTAATTGCACTAAGAAAGCCGTTTTCATATTTACCGATACCAGTGAATAAAAGCTCGTCAATGGCCTTTTCAGAAAGCATCGGGTCCCAACCATGATCTTTAAAGATGGAGACTACTTGACTGTTAGGGATTTTATCATTGACCGCCAGTACATCATGAACAGCTCGCGCTTGTTTCGACAAAGCTACCGCCCAAAGGCGCAAAAGCTGACTGCACTCTGTGCGGAAAATCGCAAGCGACGAAGAAAGATGCTCAACAGTATTTATCTCGTTACGTTGAATAAAGTCCCACAACCTAACCGTAAGCCCTGCATGGCCTCCAGTTATGGAATGTAGTTTGAGAGCAACATTTTCTTCGATAGAGAGTGCATAACTTGTTTCAATGTTCTTTACAAGAACACCCACGTCATCTTTTGAAAAGTTCTGGATATAATAATATGCCGCTCGACTACCTATAGGCGATGTATCATCTTCCGAAAACACAAAAAGCTGTTGAGCCCCCGCAAAAACCATACCTATTTTTGCTTGAGCAGCTAATTCTGACCCATAAAGAATAGTAAAAAGGTTATCTTGGAATCCGCGTGGAAAACGCTCACCCAAAACACGCTCAGATTCGTCTATGAGAAATAAGATTGTTAAATCAACGTTGCCAGCACTACTGGTTATACTTAATATTCGTGATGAAAAATCTTCTACTGTGACGCACCTGTTTTCTTCGAGGGAATTTATAGGAAACCCATCAATCGTGGCCTTACACGACTCAATAGTCCTCACAACCAAGTAAGTAAAGAAGTCGCTGGGGGTTGCTTCTACAGGAAGTCTGGTAAGGTCAATATAAACAGGGCAAGTGAAGGTATCAAGGTTTTCGACGCTGACAGATCGCTGCAAAGACTCATGAACCTTAAGGAGAAGCGTTGTCTTCCCGCTTTGACGTCCGCCAAAAAGCAGCACACATCTTCTGTTTATAGCCTCGCGCTCCAGAGCAACTATAAGTTTGCTTCTACCTGCAAAGATACTGACGTTGGCTTGAAAAGGGTCAAACGTATGCATCATTTAAACTCCCCAATTTTTCTTTTTAGCCAAAGGGCAAGTAAGTCCATAGTGAATTTAGCATGACCGCCCTCGAGTTCAATAAGCTGGTAACCTAATAAGTGCCTTAGTGCCATACCCGAGGAACCGCTTTTGACGAGCTCACTTGACATATGCGCTTCGTTACCATCCAATGCCAGCTTTAAACAAAAATTCTTTTCATCTGGGTAATCTCTCGAAAGCCTCTCGAAGATCTCTCGCATATCTTTGTCGCAAAAAAGGATATATTGATCAACACTTTCCTCTATTATTGCTTCTGTGATCAATAACGGCCGATCAATATATTTTTCAGCAAGAAAACTGCAGAATTGCCTTGAGAAGAACGGATGCCCACCTGTTAATTTAACAATCGCAGGTACCGCTCCCTTTGCAAACTTAATACCCATGCCTCGTCCAAGAGCGGTTAACATTGCGTTGCATTCAGATGAAGGCAATAGTCGAAGATAAATTTCTTTGAAAAAGTTGAATGCGGGGTTATCACGTTCCTCGAACTGAGCTGTTTCTGAAATCGCCGCATTTGCACCAGTCACTACAAGAGAAAACGAGCTTGATTCTTGAGAAACACCCCGCAAGTAACTAAAAAAGTCAAAATAGCCTGATAGACCTTCTTTTCCTTGTGAGGTAGGAAGAAGTCGTTCAATTTCATCTAGAAGGAGTACCAGTTTGGGCTTTGAGTTAGCTGGCGAACTATCAATTGACTCAAGAATACTGGTTAGATCCGCGTCGAAGGCTGTTGCCACAGGAAAATCATGTGGTATATCTAGAACGCTTTCAAAGTGCCCACCTAGCCTCCACTTAGATACTTTTAACGTCTCACTGGACGACACGAGCCGATGAAGCTCCGATGACAAGCGCCAATATATCCAACTGAAATCTTTGACATCTCCAGGTACGCGTAAGAGGTCGACATATACGTAGATATCACCATCATCTCTTGCTCTACGCGACAACTCTTTAAGAAGTGACGTCTTTCCAACCTTTCGCAGGCCGAACAACCCTACTGGCATCGAATCAGCAATTGAATGTTTTAACTCATCAAGGTCACGATTTCGACCAAAAAATTTTCGTCCGACGACGGGAAAATTAACGTTAAATAAGTCTCTACGGTAAAGCCACTGCCCAAATAATTCATTCAGTGTCGCATGAGTCTCCCCGCCCTCTATTTCCGCTTGAGAAAGCGGAATTATAGCAGGGTAAAGTTTATTCTTGTTTTCAATTCTTGAGAACAGTACTTTCTTCAAATCTTCAGAAACTGATGCAGTGACCATCAGGCATAGTTGCTCATCTGTGCCGCGCGCAGCAGCAGAAACCGCAATTTTTTCGGTGAGTTCATTTATGTCAGCTAATGATACCTGTGACTTGAAGTAGACTCTTACTAATATCGTAGTTTCAACACCAAAGCTTTCAATTAGCTCTTTATCTACGATGCCAACCACAATATCAGCGCCTTCAGTCACCGCATCGAGGGGCTCAACGTCGATAATTTTAAAACCTTCACCATTAAAGAAATTGAAGGCAAGATTTCCCCTATGGTGCTTGCTTCGTAACCGGGCAATGTTCAGAGACCTGAGGTCGCTTTCAGGAAATGATGCAGGTGATAGTGTCTGAATGGCCCGTTCATAATAGATTAGTGCCTCTTGGAGTGACGCATTAGTGTTTTCTTTAAATGCATTTCGCCCTAAAAGCAAATATATCCCACCATGCGTGCCAGGCTTAGCGTTCTTGAGTGCTTCTGTAAGAAGGCTACGAGCTTCCGAAAAAAGCTCGAGAGAAATGGCTAGAGTTGCAGCGTCTTCATATATTTTTCTTACCGGAAATTTTTTTAACCCTTCTCGATAAACATCCATAGCTTCTTTTTTTCGACCACGGTTTTTCTCCATAGCGGCGAAGCTGAGAACCACCTGTAATGACGGCGATACTTCAAAAGCTTTTCGAAAAAGTTTTTCCGCCTGTTCAAATTGCCGATTGTCTCGAGCGATCACTGCTTGGGCCCTGTAGTCTTGACCAGTAGCCGTATCTATCTCTCGAGAGAGGTTTAAATCGGCAGGGGCTACGCTTGGCTTGATGTCGCAAGCGCATGGGCCTTTACTATTTGTCCCAAGAATATAGCTGACTTTATCACCTACTCGATAATCAGACTTTTTCTGCAATTCTGAACGCGAAAAATAAAGTTTCGACTTACTATCATCTGTTTTCAAAAAACCAAACCACTGCCGCAGCATTGTAATTTCGCCTGAGTATCTTTCAGCCATTTTTCATCACAATTAGTTGTTTTTTCTGGTTGTAGTCTGCACTTGAAACTTCGTCGTTGCAAGCAGCTCTGAACAACTTTGACTAGAGCTCGCTCGCCGCTGAACGACTGCTCCTGGCACTCAGCGGACATCTCAGCTTTGCCTCATCCCGGAATATTTGAACTTAGCTTTGACATCCCGTACCAGATGCTGTTGATTCCATTTTAGGCATAATCAGCACTTCGCAGCATTGCGCAGGCAGCGGTTACGCATTTTGGCAAGCAACCAGAGTTCGTTTGCTGTTGTAGCCATCCCAAGCGTCGATGTGTAAACAGTCGCAGCCCGGCGCCACAGCTTTTTGTCTTCCAGCATCTTAGCCAGGGACAGTGCGTCCTGGACTTTTTTCACATCCTCTTCAGATAATTTTGTTGTAGCCTGCGGCAGGGCAACATCGGGAACCTCAACGCCTGTAACAACTCCGTAGACATACTGGTAGCCGTTATGGGTACGATGGAGTTTTCCCGCGGCATGTAACTGCCGCAGCAAGTTACCTGCTGTACTGGCTTGCAAGTCCAGCGCATCACAGACATCCTGCAGGACGCATTCTGGCGTCCTGCTAACGATAGCAAGCACCATCTGTGCTTTGGTTACTTTGGCTTTTAATTGTTTGGTCATGGTCAAAACTCGTTTACTTGGTTAAACCTGCCGCCTTGCGGCGTTTGTACTCTTCCATCAGAATCTGCGCTGGCGTCGGTCCTGCTGGATGTCTCGGTGCTGCCAGCTGCTGACGAATTGGCGGAATCGAAAACCCGTTAGCCAGGTGTTTGGTCCATTTCGTGAGTAAGTTTTCTGCCAGTTTTTTCAGCTCTCCCTCAGTCAGGTTCCTCTCAACTCCGGTTCTGCGCATCTCAATGCAAATGTGATACATAACATCCTGTTTCCATGGGTATTTGTCGCTGCCCGAGTATCGGTAAGACTCATTCCTCCAGCGCTTGTATTCCGCCATTACAGATTCGGATGTCAGATTGAACGGGTTAGCACCGCTGGCAGATACCAGAGCAACGAATTCAGCCAGATCCGGTGGCCATGTGTTACCCGCGGCGCAGCGATCCATGCACTGACTGCAGACCAGAGTAATCTGGGCTTCACTCATCGATCCAATCTGGGCAATCCACATATCCGAGGGCGCCGCCCCGTTCTTCTGGGTCCACCGGTTCGAAAATATTTCCCCCATGACTGTCCATAGCCGCCATGCCGTATCCGCCGCCAGCAAGTCCGTTTTGCTTTTCCCAGCGTTCTCTGGCTGCCTGTATTTCCTGAACTGCCCGGGATGCGGTGTTAACTGGTTGAATTCCTGCATAGTCTTTACCTCCGGTTGCTGGTTGCGGTTTAGATTTGGCTCTGGCACTTATCACGCTGCGGGCAAATTTCTGCTCCCACTGAATCTGAGTGAACACTTTCCCCTCGGATTTCCAGTACGCGGTGAACTCTGCCAGCTCTGTCGGCAGGTATGCCGGTTCGGGAAGCGCTATACCCCAGGTAGCAGCCAGTCGCGGCCAGTCCTGTGACGGCAGCCAAAGGTCGTGCATGGCGAATTTCCCGATCGGAATATCCACTCCAGGCAGATACTGAGGTTGCTGGGGAAAATTTCTCTCCTGCGCATAGAGAGTGGGGTTTGATCCTTTTCCCTTCCCTTCCCTTCCTTTTCCGTCAGTGAGTCCTCCATGAGGATTCACTGAGTCCTCACTGAGCCCTCCTTGATTAGGAGCTCTCTTTTCTTCCTTTCCTGCCTTAGACTCAGTGAATTCTGGCGGAAGAGGTATTTTTGAGGCCGAAGGCCTGTTTATTTTTTGATGCTTAAGGAAACCTTTAATCTGCAAATAGCAGACATCATTCACTGAATACTCAGTGAGTAATCCATGAGTAATCAGTTCCTGTATTAGTGGTTCGCAATCGAGCGCGTCCGCAGGGAAGATTTGCATCTTCAACCGTTTTGGCGAACGCTCAAAGCATCCCATATCGTTGGCGAAGTTGAACAACCCGATAAACAGGAGACGCGCTGGAATTGAACATTCCACCACCTTCTCATCTGTCCAGAATTCAGGTTTAACTGTTCTGATGCGGGCCATCTGAAACCTCTTATTAACCAGCTGGTGCTGGTGGTCATTGTCAAAACTCGATTAGAAAAACTGCGGCGCTACGGCGCTGATGCTCGCCAGTAGTGGTCCCGCCGCATCTGCAGGGAGCATGTTAAAAAGTGCAATTGCAGCTTCCCGTATTTCACGCTCTAGTTTCTGCAGAGGTGCGCCAAGTAACTTGGCCTGGTGCGCTTCGCTGCATTCTTTGATCGCATTGGCCACCAGCTCAGTTTCAGTTAAGCCATGTTTTAGGCCATGTTTGCGCGCGATCTCTATCGGCATTGCATCAGCGATCGCCGCCGAAAGCTGGATGACATAACTGGTGTACTTCTCTGATCCGGATTCGTTTTTCAGGTAGCGGTACAGATTCTGTTTATTGACGTTTATTCCGCGACCGTTTTGTTTTCTCCATTGCTCATCCACCAGCTGCGCGATGTGGTCCTGTGCACGTCCAGGTAAAGTCGACTCCCATTCCTGAACGGCAGCAAAAATTGCTCTACTCTTCATCCGAGCCCGGCGTAGACCGGAAAACTGATTTTCTGAGTTCAGTTGCAGGCCCATTACCGGGTTATGATTTTTAAAAGAGATGGTTTGCATACTTACTCCTTCGGTAATCCATCCGTTGGGTTTGGGTAGAGATCTGGTCTGAGTTCATGCGGAGTAACTTTCCACTCCAATGCCTTACTGACTTTCAGAACCAACTCGCCGGGAACTTTATGTTTGAACCAACCATTTACTGTTTGTGCTCGCCGATTAAGCCGCCGTCCGATTTCCGATTGGCTACACACGGCAAGTAATTTTTTTTGAAGTGATGGCTTCATAGGCTGCTCCACTAAAAAATGTAAATTTGAATTACAGTTTAATCAGTTTATTTCGATAGTGTCAAATCATTCGATATGAGGCCTGAAGAAAAAATCTGTATAATCTTTCTCATGTGTTTGTTTGGGTGGATGAAGATGAACTTTGGTGTTCGACTGCAACGAGTCTTAGATGAGATAGGAATGTCTCAATCAGAACTGGGGCGGAGGATCGGTGCGACATCCCAATCAGTGAATGGCTGGTGTCAGGCTGGAATCCTTCCCAGAAAAGAAATGCTTGAGCAACTTCCTGATATAACAGGAAAACCTTTGTATTGGTTTTTCATGACAGATGAAGACGAAGAGACGCTGCAGCCGCCAAGATCGGAAGATATCTATGTCCTTACTCCAGAGACCAAAAAGCTCATAGAAATTTACGATCAGCTTCCTCAAGTGGAGCAAGAACGATTCGTCGGGTTAATGCAGTTAAGGCTGGAAGAACTCGATGCTTTCATGAACGAATATTTAATGAAACGAAAGAAAGACTAGAACAGCGTTACCCCCACTTCATAAGCGCCGCCTTCGGGCGGTTTTTTTGTGCCTGCTCCCCACCTCACATCCAATTCTGAAATTTAAATCATCAGTTTTAATTGACAGATGTAGTTTATATCGATAATACTATCTCCGTCCTATGACGTCATCGAGGCAGGAAGCCCACGAAGTAGCTGCCGGCGGCATACGAAACACCGGATGAGATGACAGCAATATCAATCGCAGCAGGTTATAACGTTCCGCCGGCCGGCGTTACAGGCATGAGATAGGGCATCACTATGAGAATAGATATATCCAAGATAGGGAAAATTTACTTTTTACTCGTCTCCCCAATCAAACTCTCTGTCGCGCAGGATTTGGAGGCCCGATTCGGAGACCGCGTAATCATTGCAGCTTTTGGTACTGATATCACGTCCATGGGCCTGGCACCAGGTGATGAAATCGTAAGTGCTGGCTACCACCTTCACAGCCTGGATACCGCTGTTTTCGTAGCGCTCCACCATGCTATCGGTGCGGATACGCCAGTCGTGGTAGTCAAAGGGAAGGACGTAAGCATCTGAAAGGATTTTTTGGAATTCTTCGTAGTGAGCGGGATTTTCGTACCAGAAGACAGGTATAGGGCTACGAGACATTTTGCTCTCTTTTATTTGGCTGTGTGAGAGCGCCAAGAATACCACCGAGCCTGAAGTGGTGAAAAGACAGGCATGACGACTATCAGGCTTTTCAATGCGGTGAATGCGGCTATGCGCACGCGACACAGTTAAAAAAGTAAACATGGCGGTTATTCACACGTTGTGGGGAAAAAGTTGTCGGCGGTAGTTGTTAACTGGCTGCCGTCACCGGGAGGCACCCGGCGCCGCATTGCAAAACCACATCCTAATACTGAGTTAACTGGAGATAACTATGAAGGATTTTGCCCGAGTACCTACCGGTAACCAGGCGACCCGCCTGAACTGGTTCGAGGTGAGACTACGCCAGCTGTGTTACTTGCTGGCGCAGAAAGGAAACCCTGAGGCTGAGGCATGAATACCCTGTTTGCCCTTGTCATCAGCGTTTGTGCTCTCACTGGTGAATGCTCTGATGTTCTGATCGGTGTTTATCCATCAGAGGCCAGTTGCAACAGCAACGCCGATGAACAAAAAGTACATGGCCAGTGCCTCCCCTACCGAAATACACAAAACATGGCTGACGACCAACAGCCTGCAGTGAGTTTTTGAATCGAGTTTTGACCAATGGCCGTTACGGCCGGAGAAGTGATTATGGAATTTGGAATGAAACGCGTTCTGGCATCTGTCCAGGCCGCCGCCACTTTGAATAAGCTCTATGACGGCTCGCCCGTTTCACTGACGGCCATCAGTAAAGAGTCAAAGCTGTCTACTTCATACCTTGAGCAGATCTTCAAAAAGCTGCGGGCGGGTAACCTGGTTATTTCACAGCGTGGCCCAGGTGGTGGTTATAGCCCCCGCGGCGATGACATCACCGTTACAGAAGTGATCACTGCGGTATCTAAACTGCCAGCCCATAAAACTTTTGAGCCTATCCTGCGAGCGCTTGACGACGTTCGCGTATCACAGCTGCTGCGGGGCGATTCGCCAGCCCCATAAAGCACAAAACCCGCGCAAGGCGGGTTTTGTACCCGGTCAGCCGACCAAAGCTTTCCGGAATCGAGTTTTGACCAATGACCACCACCAGGGCGGCTGCCATCAGCTGCCGGGTATCTTACAATCCAAAGGAGCCCAAACGCAATGAACAACTACCCGTATCTCATTAAAGCTAAGGCAAAAGCAAACGAAGCGAAAAGCCTCTTCTGCTGGTTCTCTGCTAAATCCGATTCTCGCGCCGAGCGCAAAATCCTGGACATCCTGGAAGACGCTGAAATTAACGTTGGCCGTGGCGCCAGCCATCAGCTGCCGATCCGCACCAACTGGCTCATCGTTGATGACTTACCGGAAGAAGGTGTACTGGATGACACCTGGTGCGATCGCTACGAGCTTGGTGGTGAAGACGGGCTGACATGGCAAAAAATCGTTGCGCCGGCGGCTGCTGAACCACAGCCCTCTAGTAAACCAGAAAACGATATCTCTCCTGCAAATAGTGATGAAGAAGACTATTCGAACAATGAAGAAGCACTCTTCAACCTGGCGGAAATGTCATTCCGCACGCAGCTGCTTGCCCAGTATATGGCCGACGAACGTCACGTGTATCACATTAGCATTCCTCATCGTAACCGCCTTTCAGCGATGGAAATGGATACGGATAATCACGGTGTGCAGAATCTGCTGCTGACGGCAGAAAATATTCCGGAGCTTAAAAAATATGATATGCCTGGCCTGTGGAAATTTACCAGCGCATTTAAGAGCGTATTTCCTGTGGGGAAACGCCATGAGCTCGGCAAGCAAATTCAGTTCGCCAAATTGTGGCTTGAAACGTCGCACATTGACCGCGGGATCCTTACAAAGGAATGGGCTGCTGGAAACTATATCACCTCAATAAACAAAACAGATACCGGCGCCAATGCTGGTGGCGTTAACAAAACTGACCGCAATCCGGATTATCAGCATTCGCTGGATACTCTGGACATAGAGATCGCCCTTGCGACGATGCCTATGGATTTTGATATCTATAATTTTCCGGCATCAGTCCACCGCCGCGCGAAGGAAATAGTACTGAAGAAAGAAAGTCCATTTAAAGAATGGTCTGCAGCATTACGGAGCACACCAGGCATCCTTGATTATTCCCGTGCAGCGATTTTTGCACTGATCAGGGAAGCATCCAGTGGAATAACTCCTTTTCCAGATCGGTTGCGTGGCTACATCAACGCGAATCTGACTGAACATAAGCATGATACCCCAAGCGCTGAAACGCTTGCCAAGGCGGGGCATATTCCATCTGCTGCAGTCACTCTGGATGCAATAAACCAAGCAATCGCCGGAGAGGATAGTAGCGCAAAGCTGGAAACACTCTCCTCCGACTTTAAAGCAGTTGGTACCGAACTGGTAAAAGAGGCTCAAAAGCAACGTCCAGACGCTAATCAGGTTCTGGCCTCCGAGCGCGGCGAATATGTTGAAGGGATTAGCGACCCTACGGATCCGAAGTGGGTAACCGAAGACCTTACCAAGACCAGGCAGCCTGAAGTTTCAAAAATTGGGGACGGAGTATTTTCCATTGACGGTCTTGTTGACGTTACGGGCAAGGTTAACCAAAAAGAAAAAACAGATGAATTTGTTCATCAAACAGATGCTGTAGATATTGAATCCGGTCCTCATAATAAGGAGGAAGATCAGCCAATTGATTATGTTCACGTTATGGTTGATCTGGAAACCATGGGTAAAAAACATAACGCCCCTATCGTCGCTATTGGTGCGGTTGTTTTTGACCCGGCAACCGGCTCTATTGGAGAAAGTTTCTATAAAGTCGTATGCCTTGAATCCTCTGTGAACTGGGGCGCCGTAATCGATCCATCTACTGTTATCTGGTGGCTTAAGCAGTCCTCCGAAGCACGCTCTGCGATCGTAAATGATGATGCTATCCCGTTGCTGGATGCATTACTCCAGTTCAGAGAATTTGTTTCTGATAATGTCGCTGGTGGGAGCAAAAAGGCGCAGGTATGGGGTAACGGTGCGTCATTCGACAACTCTATTCTGCGTTCTTCTTACGATTGCATTGCTGAAGATTATCCGTGGGAATACTGGAACGATCGGGACGTACGAACAATGGTAGAGATCGGCCAGGCCATTAGCTTCGACCCCAAAACAACGATCCCGTTTGAAGGGTCTCGTCACAATGCCCTCGCTGATGCTATTCATCAGGCCCGCTATGTATCAGCGATCTGGCAGCGAATAATTGCCGGCAATCAGGTGCTGCAAAAATTGATGCAAAACTGATTTTTTATTTTCAGATACTGGCCCAGCAATGGGCCATAATGAGGTAAAACATATGCTCCAGATGTTAACCCTTGAAGAGTGGGCAAACGAGAAATACAGAAGCAATCCTCCAAGTGTTTCCACTCTCAGGAATTATGCAAAACAGAATATGTTTTCTCCCCCAGCCAAAAAAGAAGGTCGATTCTGGCGCGTCAGGGAGGATGCTGAGTTGGTCGGTACATTGACCACTCCTGTAGTAAAGAAAAGCGACCCTGTTCTTTTGCAGAGGATTTTGAACGATGGCTGCCAGACCACGTAAAAATAATATATCTATTCCAAATTTATACCCGCTCTTCAGTAGAAAGGTTAATAAAGTATACTGGCGTTATAAGCACCCGATAACTGGTAAGTTTCATAGTCTAGGAACAGACGAAGCAGAGGCCACGGCAATAGCTATTGAAGCAAATAAAAGACTGGCGGAACAACAAACCCGCCAGATAATGGCAATCACTGACAGAATTTCCACCAGCTCAGGAAAATCAATATCAACTAGCACATGGCTTGAACGTTACTGGAAGATTCAGCAGGAAAGATTAAAGTCCGGAGATATTAAAGAAAATACTGTCAAACAAAAAGCAAAACCAGTATCTCTGCTTAAGGAACGGGTAGGAATGAAATTAATATCCGCTGTCAATGTTCGAGATGTTGCGCAAATTCTTGATGAATATTTAGCGGAGGGACAACCCAGAATGGCTCAAGTCATTCGCTCTGTCCTAATAGATGTTTTTAAAGAAGCTCAGCATGCGGGAGAAGTACCTCCTGGTTATAACCCTGCACTAGCAACTAAACAACCTCGTAGAAAGATCACTCGCCAGCGCCTCACTCTTGAGGAATGGCAAAAGATTTTTGATATAGCCGATGAAAATCACAAATACATGGGGAACGCCATGCTTTTAGCCATAGTAACAGGACAGCGACTAGGTGATATATCCCGTATGAAATTCTCGGACATCTGGGACGATCATCTACACGTTGAGCAAGAGAAAACCGGAAGCAAAATCGCTATACCATTAGCTCTGCGTTGCAACGCAATCAACTGGAGCCTCCGAGATGTAATCAGTCGTTGCCGGGATTATGCAGTAAGCCCTTATTTGGTTCATTTCTTTAGAACCACCTCACAGGCTGAGCGAGGAGCACAGGTGAAACCCAGAACACTGACCATGAATTTCAGCAAGGCAAGAGACAGTGCAGATATTGACTGGGGACAAGGTACACCGGCAACTTTCCATGAACAAAGATCGCTTTCCGAGCGGTTATATAAAGCCCAAGGTATAAACACGAAAGATTTACTTGGACATAAAACTCAACAACAAACGGATAGGTACCATGATGATCGTGGGAAGGGGTGGACAACGGTGGCCTTATGA